AACGACATAATCTCATGTGTTGCCAAGACTTAGTTTTAGTTTTAAATAAATGATCTATAAAATAAATATTCTTATAAGCATAATAATTTAATAAATCTCTTGCTTTGCCTTTTTTTATATGAGGAAGATGTATATTTCTATGACGATGTTCTTCTCTGTCATCATAACAAAGATGTGTGTTTTTATCAAAGAAGGACATTAATGTCTTTGCATCTTTTTTATCAATAAAGTTTTCTATTACATGTCTAACAGTCATAGATTCTATCTAAAAATTTATGTTTAGCAGTAACCTTATTTATAAATATAACTAGTCTTAAAGTTTCTAAATCTGTAAACTCTGTAACACCGTGAAATTTATTAGCATCATAAAGCAATAGACTATTAAAGTTATTAGAAACAACTACCTGTTTTTTTAAATTTTTATTATAAATGGTTGTGCCAGATTTTTCACAAATTGTTTTATTTAAATATATAACACCTGCTATTTCCATATTGTTATCTCTATGTATATGTGTGTCTCTTCTTTTCCATTTTTTAAGATCAGAAGGTTTAGTTTTATGAAATTGAATGGAAGCACTCTCCCAAAAAACTTGTTGTAATTTATATTCATAATAAACAGAAATTATCTTATTCATTATAAAACTATGAAGTTCTGGATTTATTTTATGAAAAGACTCTGACCTAACACCAGGCCAATTTTCATCCTCTTTAGCTCTAGACCATTTTACTTTTTTTAAAAAGTCAAAAATTAATTTAGGATCCTTAAAAAAATTTTCAACAACTATAGTTGGATAAATCATTTAGGTCTTTTAAATTCACCAGGTAAACCTAAATGAGGTCTTCCATCAAATAAATTTTTATCTGATCCTTTAGAAGCAGCATTATTGTAATGTAAGAATACTTGTATACATTCTTCTCCTTCAAAGGGTTCTCTCCAATGTTCTAATTCATTACCTCTGTAGATTAACATATCACCAGGGTGTAAAGTAATTTTTTTACCTTTAGGTGCATTAGGTTTAATAAGATTTTTTTGTTCATCAATAACAAAATCTTTACCTGTAGGATCTAAATATATTGGCCAAGGCTCACCACCTAAATTTAATGTGGTAGATATCTCACATTCAAATCTATCTTTGTGTCTTTTTAAAATATCTCCTTTCTTATATATTCTTCCATAAGAGTAATTAGGGGTGAGTTTCAAACCTGTTTTTTTCTGTAACAAAGGAAGTAACTCAACAAGTAAAACTTCCATTACCAGGTCAGCATAACAAGAATAGGTATTAGGCACTTGACCATCTTCCCATGTCCCATGCATAACATCATAAGGAGATATATATCTTTCTGTAAATAAAGTGTTAGCAACCTGTCTTTTAAAAGTAAAATATCTTTTACAAAAATAAGCCATTGGTTCACTTAAAGCTTTTCTAATTATTCGATATTTATTTTTTTTAAAACTCATTTGTTCCTTTCGTTAAATAAATTTAGGTCCCTTTAAAAATATTGTTAAACTATTTCTTTCACCTTTAGTAATAGGAGAAACTTTATGGTGTATAAAAGATTTAAACATTAACATTGAGCCAGGTTTATTAAACTCTGGTATACTAAACTCATCATCCATAAACATTGAAAAAACACCTCCTTCATAGGGTTCAGTAGATAAATTTATTAAGACGGTTAACTTTATATCATAACTACTATTTACGATTCGATCACAATGCCAATTATAGTTGGCTTTTTTATTTGAATTGTAAATATTAAAATTTAAAAAATCATATGAATTTTTTGGAAAAAGATTAAATCCAAAATGATAACTGTTAATTGCATACGCTCTATCTACTACATGATCTAATTTATCTGCTACTTTAGAATAAAGTATTTGTTTACAATTTAAATTTTTTTTAGATTTACCCATAACATCTGTGGCTTCTAAATTTTTTGGTTCAACCTGATCATATTTAGAGTTTATAGTTTTTACTAAAGATTTAATTTCAGCAGGTGAAAAAACTTTATCCCAAAACCAATAATTATTTTGTGCACTCATTATTTAAAAGGCCATCCTAAATTCCAAATCACTAAAGAGTTTCTTATTCCTTTTTTTACAGGACATACCCTATGCCAAACAAAAGAAGGAAATACCACAATGGAACCCCTAGGTAATATTTCTAAACATTTTTGAATATTTTTATTTTTACTTACAGTGGGTTTATTAAAATTAAATTCTAGTTCGCCACCTTTGTATTCATCAGGATCAGTCAAAGAACAAGTTACAGATAATTTTCTAATTTTACCGTGTTCAATATCATTGGGTTTATTGTAAGGTCTAACATCAGAATCACAATGCCAATCATAAAATTGTCCTGGTTTGTATGTAGTAAATTGGCAAGACTGCATATAGTCCCATTCATAATTCCAACCAGCTTCTTTATTTGCTCTATGTATGTAAGGTCTTATTTCTTTATATATCCATTCATCATTCAACCATACTACTTGTGATTTTCTAACTTTCTGTAAATTTTTTAATTCTTTTTTAGAAATAAATTTTTTATTAGTGTAGGTACCTGTAAGAGCAATTTGTTGTTGTTGACTTTTACCATATCTAATAAGGTCATCACAGAACCTTGGAGTTAAAGCTGACTTAAAATAATAATAATAATTGTGTAACAACATTACTTTATATAATTAAAGTTTATAGCTACTCTTACATTTTGATCCGTGCAACTAGTCCCTGTGTGACTTTCACCACAATCAAATTCTATATATTTATTCTCTTCACTTTTAACAATTTTTTTATTTTTAAATTTAGTATATCCATCGTTAGTATTTACATATAATATACCTGTAGTTATCTTCTCATAATTATCATAGTCTGTATGATAACCATGCTCAATATGATTGTCCGTTTTAGTTATAAGATTAGCTTTAACTCTTAAAAGACTTAAAGGATTTATTTTATCTAATACAGGTTTTATCAATCTAAAGTAATTAGAATTAATTACATCGTTAGCGTAGAAACAATGGGTGAACTGAAATACACCAACAGCATCTTTTTCTGTATTTACCCCTTGATTATAGTACCAAGAAAAATCAGCGCTCATTAGATTATCTTGTAACACTTTAAATTGATCTTTCGGCAATAAATTTTTATATACTTTCATGATAAAAAGTTTATCTTAATTAAATTAAAAAAATTGTCAATATGAGTATTTTAGAGGATTTTTCCAAACATCTAGATTCTATTGAATTTCCTTCAGAAAAAACTTCTTGGAATATAGCAGGAGTTATAAAAGGACAAAATGGTTTTTATAAATTTGATGTAAGAAATATGTTTCAACTTAATCCAAAAGAAAAAGCTCAAAATGGTAAAGTCACCAGTAAGGCAGATAAGATGGTTTTAGATATAAAAAATCAATACATAATCATAGATTTAGAAGAGCTTCATGGGTATTTAAAACAAAATGACCTTAAAAAAGTATATGTAGATGATTTGATATCTAGTTTAGATTGGAATATTATACTACCAAAAAATTAAAAAGTTTATATAATAAAAACCTATGCTTCAAAAACTTAATTTTAAACCAGGATTTGACAAACAAGTCACAGAATCAGGAGCTGAGTCTATGTGGACAGACGGAGATTTTGTTAGATTTAGGTATGGACTGCCTGAAAAAATAGGTGGTTGGAGTCAACTAACTACTAATAACAAAACTTTGCCAGGAGTAGCAAGAGCACAACATGCTTTTAGTAGTATTGCCGGTGAAAAATATGTAGCAATTGGTACGTCTCAAGGTTTATTTTTATACTATAACGAAGAATTTTTTGACATCACTCCTTTAGATGATGATGTTATTACAGGAGCTACCTTTGATGCATCGACGGGTTCTCCAACAGTTACTGTAAATAAAGTATCTCATGGATTACAAAATGGTAGATACGTAAAATTTAGTTCAGTCACAGTTCCAACAGGATCAGGTTATGCTATAGCTGATTTTACAGACAATACTTTTGAAGTATTAAATAAATCTAATAATACCTTTCAAATTACAATGCCTTCTAATTCAGCTGGAACTACATCCGGCACTGGTTCTGCACAAATTGATCCGTATGAAATTGTTGGTCCTACTTTTCAAACTGCTGGTTTAGGTTGGGGTACATCTACGTGGGGATCAAGCACATGGGGAACGGCAAGCTCAACAAGTAATGTAATTCTAGATCCAGGTATTTGGAGTTTAGACAACTTTGGTCAAATATTAATTGCTACAATAAATAACGGTAAAACATTTACTTGGAATGCAGGAGCTGTAAGTCCAAGAAGTACACGAGCAACAGTAATGACAGGTGCTCCTACCAAATCAAGATTAACTCAAGTATCCGATAGAGATAGACATGTGTTTCATTTTGGAACTGAAACAACTATTGGTGACTCAACAACTCAAGATCCAATGTTTATAAGATTCTCTAATCAAGAAGATTTTAATACCTATCAGCCAACATCTACCAATACTGCAGGTACTTTTAGAGTGGATAAAGGTAATGAAATTATGGGAGCTATTTCAGGTAAAGATTATACATTAGTTTTAACAGATACGTCTGCATATGTAATTCAATTCGTTGGTCCACCATTTACTTTTTCTGTAAGACAAGTTGGCACTAACTGTGGATTGATTGGACAGAACGCAATAAGTTATTCTGACGGTAAAGTATTTTGGATGTCAGGCGAAGGTGGTTTTTTTGTTTTTGATGGTACTGTAAAAAGTATACCTTGTTTAGTAGAAGACTTTGTATTTACAACTAATGGAGATCATTTAGGAATTAACTATAGTTCAAATCAATTAGTATATGCAGAACATAATTCTTTGTATACAGAGATTAACTGGTTCTATCCTAAAGCAGGTTCTTCTCAAATAGATAGATGTGTTACTTATAATTACACAGAAAATTTATGGACTACAAGTTCGTTAGCCAGAACTAGTTACATAGATCAAGGTGTTTTTGATTTACCTTTTGCTACTGAATATAATAAAACAGCGCTACCTAATTTTCCTATACAGGGTATTACAGCAACGTATGGAGCATCTACATACTACGAACATGAAAAAGGAGTGGATCAAATTAACAGTTCAGGTACAACGTCAATTGATGCATTTATACAATCTGGAGATTTTGATATAACTAATACTAACAACATAGCTAATCTAGCTGGAGATGGAGAATTTATTATGTCAGTTAAAAGATTTATTCCAGACTTTCAACTGTTAGAAGGTAATTCTAAAATTACTTTGCTTATAAATGATTATCCTAACAACACTGCCTCTAGTTCACCTCTTGGACCATTTACCGTTACTTCAACTACAGACAAAGTAAATACGCGGGCACGAGGAAGATTAGTAGCACTTAAAATAGAAAACGATGCAGTCGGAGAAACTTGGCGTTATGGAACTTTTAGATTAGATGCAAAACCAGATGGAAGAAGATAATGGCTAAAATAACTAATTACATACCTGAACCTCAACCAGAATATAGTCCTGAAAACCAAAGACAAATACTTGAGTCATTAACTACATTACAAAATCAACTTAATTTTTCTTTTCAAAATGACTTGAAAGAAGAAATAGATGCATATAACTACTTTCTATCATGACAATACAGTATAAAAATCAAGGTTTTAAACAAGCTGATACGGCTAAAGCAACGGTGCTTACCTGTCCTACTGATGCAACTATAATAGTAAAAAGTGTTTATTGTGCAAACAATGATGCATCTTCAGCTATTGTAGTAAACATGAATTTTGTTGACTCATCAGATTCTAGCACTGAGTATGAATTTTTTAGAGATGACGTAGCAGCTAAGTCGCAAGTAAATGCCTCACCTCAAGGCTTGAATTTAGAAGCAGGAGATGCTATAACTGTGCAAGCAGCTACAGGCAGTAATAAAATACAAGGCCTAATAAGTTATGCTTTAATAGACAGGTCACAACAGAATGGATGATATATTAAAAATTGATTGTACAACAACAATAGTTCTAAGAAATACTAGAACTAATAAAGTATATAAAGATGAATCAGAGAAAGATGCCGATATAGCTGATCCTAACACTGAGACAGTTGCAGATCATATTGCACAAGATCTTACAGTGGTAGTATCACCGAAAGGTTTAAACATGTTACAGAAAGCAATGAATGATAATAAGAAATCAAACACCTAAAGGTGGAACTGAATTACAATTAGAATTTTTAAATAAATACGTAGATAAAAAATTATTAGATCAAGTTCAAATCTGTACTTCTATACCAGGTAAAATTCCACTAGATCCTAACAAAGTAAATATACTTTGGCAAAAAAATTCATACGACCAACCTAATTTATATCCTTGGTTTAAAAATAAAGCTAATCATCATAGATACGATTGGTATGTATTTAATAGTCATTGGAACCATGAAAAATTTAGAATGATGTTTGGTCTACCTACTGAAAAATGTATAGTCATTAAAAATGGTATAGAGAAAATAGAACAATCAAAACCTTATGTAAAAGGACAACCTATAAAAATAATACATCAAAATACTCCTTGGAGAGGTTTATCTGTTTTACTAGGTGCAATGCAGTTAATTAAAAACCCATTAATTACTTTAGATGTATATTCTTCTTGTGAAGTTTATGGCAAAGATTTTATGGAAAAAAATGACCATAATTATAAAGCACTTTATGATCAAGCAGAGTCTTTACCTAATGTAAATTACATTGGTTATAAGTCTAATGAGTACCTTAGAGAAAATATAAAAAATTATAATATGTATGTATATCCAAGTATATTTGAAGAAACTTCATGTATATCTTTACTAGAAGCAATGTCAGCGGGACTTTACAGCATTGTGACAAACTATGGAGCTCTATTTGAAACAGGCGCAGAATTTCCAATGTACATTCCGTATGACAGTGACTACAAAGCTTTATCTGAAAAATTTGCTTATGGAATTGACGCTGCTGCTCAAACACTTCATGAAAAAGTAATACAAGATCATTTAACTACTCAATCTAACTATGCTCAGTTTTATTATTCTTGGAATAAACAAGCTACCTCATGGACTAGATTTTTACAGGGAGCAATTAATGTCAAAGCCAAATGAACCAATATGGTTTAATACAGATAAAGCAGTAACGCCTAACGAAGATACTTATCAAACAATTAAAACTAATAAAGTAGATTCAGAAAATGTTACAGAAATAAATATAGGAGAACAATCTCCTTATAGAGTAATGGTATGTACTCCATGTCATAGTGATGTTAGTATGCATTATTGTCAAGCTGTTTTAAAATTTCAACAAGCATGTTGGGCTAAAAAAATACAAGTTAGTTTTACATTATTGAAATCATCTCTCGTTACACAAGGTAGAAATTTATGTGTTGCTGAGATGTTAAGTCATGAAGATAACTATACCCATCTTTTATTTATTGATTCTGATATTGATTTTAACTCTGAAACTATTTTTAAAATGTTAGATTTTGACAAAGATATAATTAGTGTTCCTTACCCTATGAAAATACTGAGTTGGGATAAAATATGGAGAAGACTTAATTTAAAAGAAAATGCAGTTACTAACGCTAATGATTTAGCTAAAGCGGGTTTTACCTTTCCAGTTAAAATAGAGGATCCTAATTCAATAACCGTGGACCGAGGACTTATGGAGATAACTCATGCACCTACTGGATGTATGTTAATTAAAAGAGAAGTGTTTGAAAAAATGATTAAAGAATATCCTCATTTAGAAATATTTCAACCAACCAATATTAATGGTAAAGAAGAGAAAAAAGATAATATGTACAATTTATTTGATACACTTCATGACCCTGTTACTAAACGTTACTTTGGAGAAGACTTTGGATTCTGTCAAAGGTGGGTAGATATAGGAGGTAAGGTGTACGCCTATATAAATGAGTACATAACACATGTAGGAGAATACTCTTATTGTGGTCGTTTTAGAGATGATTTAGAACAAGCAACAAAGCCTGTCAAAGCAGTTGACGAGTCTAAAAAAATCAAATAAAGTACAACTTTTACAGGATTTCTACGCCTGCTTAACAGTATAAATATATTTAAATTATGGCGATATCTAGATCTTTAATGAACAGACAATTACAAGCAGACGGTGGAATAATGCAAGTTGCACCCAGAGAGAAATTTGGCTTAGGTAGTAAACTTAAAAAGTTTGTTAGAAAAATTATACCTAATGAAGTAGCAGAAATTGCAACAAAAGCAGCACCATTCGTTGCACCATTCAACCCGGCAGTTGCAGCAGCAATGTCAGGACTTGGTAGTTTTGATAAAACAGGACGTCTTGGAGACTCTTTAAAATCTGCTGCTTTAAATTATGGACTTGGCCAAGCTGCAAGATACGCAGGCGGTGCAGGATTTCAAGGCAATCCTTTTGCTGCAGATGGCGGAGCATTTAGAGGTGGATTAGAAGGATTTAAAGCAGGATTTAGTTCTCCTTTTGGAGCTCAAACAGGATTTAAATTAGGAGAACCAATTGGAGAAGTTCAAGGTCTTGATACTACAATTCCTAAACAAAAACCTAATGTTTTATCAATTAATGATGATGTTGTATCTTCTGGAGGATCTGCAATGGATTCATTTAAGTCCATTGTAAGTTTTGATACATCTCCAACACAAAAAACAGATGCAGCATTTGATCTTTTAAAAAGAGGAAGTAAAGCTTTATTTACAAATAAAGATGGGTCTATTGACAAAGCCGCAGTAATGGCAGCAGCAACCGCTGCAGCATCTTATGCGGAGGCTTTAGCTTTAGCTAAAGATCAAGGGGTTGATCTAACAGAAGAAGAGTATAACCAAGCACAAGCAGATGAAAAAAAAGAAGAGTATGCAGGTTACTTACAAAATTTCTTTGGTGGTAGAAAAGACGGTGGCAGAATAGGATTCGAGTCTGGTGCTAACGAAATGATAAAAACACAATTACTAGAAGAGATTATGCCTGAACAAGATGGTGAGGAAATGATTATAATCATGACAGAAGATGGTCCAGTAAGAGTTAAAAAATCTGATTACGAATCAATGCCTGGAATGTTTATGGATACTACTACAGGATTCGGTGCTAACATTAAAAGAGTAGATAGAAAATTTGGTTCACCAAAAGAAGGTGAGTCGGAAATAGGTATTATGTCAATCGACGTTGAAGCAGGTGACGA